TTCGGCGATTGCCGCGTTCGCATCCGCAACTATGGCGGCCGTGCTGGATGCGAGCTGCCCCTGCGGAGTGTTCAACGCCGGGTTGAGGTTGCCGCCGAACGCGTCGTTATAGTCCTGTTGAACGCCTGCAAGAATGTCCGACTCCTGCGGAACAACAAGCCCCTCGGGAGTGAATTCAACAGATGGCACATTAGTAGTCATTGCAGCGTTACCGTTCCGGTTTGTCCGTTGTCGGTGGTGAATTCAACTTGGCCAGTTACGCGCCGATCCTCGAACGCCGAGATTGTGCACTTTGCTGACGCCACGCCCGGCACCGTTTTAGCTGCCTGCACCATCATTTCTTGAAATAGCGTTACCGGCGGAGTGTGCCCTAGAATCTGTTGGAAGTAGGGAATGCCAACGGTGGTGTTGTACCAAACCTCGCCCAAGAACGTGCGCAACGCGCTCGCCACGTCCTGCGCCTTCGCGTAGGGATCGCTCGCCATGGCGATATTACCCGCCGCATCGGTGAGCAAGTCCCACTGCGATAGGTCGAGTAGAAGCGTGTTCATGCGTTGGGAGTCCCGGTGTCGCCGTCAATCGTGCCGCCGCTGTGGGTGTGGGTCTTCCCGCTGATTGTACCCGCAATCACATCCACCGTCCCCGTAATGGTCCCGTCAACGTTGAGGTTGCCGGTCATGTGGACTGTGGGAGCGTCCACCGTGACCACCCCGGCCGTTTTAAGCTCGATTCCTGAGTCGCTGAAACGGACATACTGAGTAGGGACACCGTTGAGCATCCCGCCGAGGTAGAGGGCGTCCGAGAGGCTATAAGTGCGCCGGGAACCCGGTGGGGCTCCGGGGCTCGGCGTCCGATCGCGGGCCGCGTCCGGGTCTCCCTTGACAGCCGAAATATCCCGCATGGCAAAGACACACACGCCGATATCGCCGGGTTGCGGGTCCAGAATGATCGCGCTGGCCCCGCCCTGGATACGCATATACGGAGCCTTAAAGATGGTCCCGTGCGGGATCGTCTCGCCTTGCTCCGTAACCATATCCACCAGCGGGGACACATCCACGGTTCCCACGGGAACCACGCCGCCGGCATTGGTGCACGCCATGACGCGCACGAGCGTAGCGGTAGCCATGCCGTTCAAGAGCTGGCGCACGACGAATTGAAGCGTTGCGTATTCGCTCGCAACGTCGGCCGGTGTTTGGTTTGCAACGGCCATTAGACGAGCACCCGCAGGCATTGGAGCTGTGAGAACCACGCACCGCGCGGCATCTTCGATTCTAAGTTGTGGTAGATCGAAAACGGATACCAACGGCCCGAAGCATTGGGGACGGCGCTCTCTACGTCGAGCGCAGAGCCACACAAGAACGCGGGATCAAACAACGCCGTGACGTTGAGCCCCGAACGCTCAAACATCGGATAACCAACAAGCCCCGAGTCTTTGTTGAGCACCACCGAAGGTTGCGAGTCGCGCGGCTGTCCCTGCGGCGTTATCAGAATCTCATCACCTTGCACGTAAAAATCCGCATTGGCCGCTGCGCACGCTTGCGCAAGCTGGTCCCACAGCGTGCCGTAAAAATACGCGTTCGAGAGGACGCCCGTAGCGCCTCCGTCCACGTAAGCCCAAGGCGCACCCATGCGCTCGATAATGTCTTGCGCCGCTACGCCGATATCAACTTGCTCCGGGTACGACGTGGGCGAGGCCGGATTGATCTTGACGAAGTAGCCAGTAACCGCCAGGAGGTTGAACGACACATCAGGCATTGCGCGGTAGTCCGGCTGTGCCTCGGTAATTGTTCCCTTGAATACCTGCACCCATCCATCGTTGCGGCCGGTGTTGTTGGCTTCCAAGATGACAAGATGGTCGAGCACAATAGGCGGGTTCGCCCACGCCACCGTAAGAGCGTTCATGTCCTCCGATTTCATTCCGTATATGCGGATATCGGCTTGCGTGGCGAGACGTGCCACGGCCTGCACCTTCGCGCTTATGCGAAGGTCGGACAGCTCTAGCGTGTTGTCGTTTGTTCCGGGGAAGACTTGGTTAGCTCCCGCCAGGATCAAACGAACCCGCAGCCGTTTTTCTGTAAAGCTGCTCACTCATCCGCCCCGATATACAAAAGCTGATAGCGCACCCCGAGCCCCGCGTACTGCGGATCATCGGAGCCCTGCGTATCTACAAACATGAAATCGCCAGCAAACCCACGGTAGCCGGCGTCCAAGAGCAACCGCTGGCGATTGCGGCATATCCGCGTGCGCACGATATAGAGGCCGTTGTGCATCACGTCGATGTAGAGCGATCCGCCATTCTGGCGCACGGCAAGCTGCACGGGTTGGCGCGCGAGAGTAACCGCGAGCGTTTGATTGGGGACTGCCTGCAAGGGAATGCGCAGCATCACTGTATCTCCGTAGCTTGCGCCTGCACGGTGCCGGTGTTAATCACGGGCTCGGCGGAGGGATTCTGCGCGTTTTGCGTGGCCGCTCCGGTGTTGGTGTACGTCGCCGTTACCTGCCGAATCTGTCGGAAAAATAAATCAACTTCGGACAGGAAGTAAGCGCCGCGCGCACCACGCCGGGAAAGCTCGTACCGAACAACATTGACGTTGAGGTATGTTTGTTCGGGCGTGATGATGTCGTACAGGTCGAGCGTGTCCACTATCGCGACGATGCTGTCGAGAAATTCCTTTCGCGCCTGCTTTGTTCCACCTTTGTAGAGGCGCACCACGACTTCATAGGGGTTTGCAACTTTGTTGTAGTTGGCGAACGCCCCATCTTGAATTGGAAAATCCGACACCGTCGGCTCGTTGCGGTAGCCAAACTCACCGAAGGAATCCGGCACCACGACGGGCACGCGCCGGCCTACGCTCGTAACGGTCGTAATGCCCTCGGCATCCTTGGTGTCCGGCGGGAGCGCCTTGTAGATCGCCCATTGAGGCTGCGCAAAGAACGCCTCCCACAGCCGCACGCCGAGCGCCCCGAGACCGAGCCCGAGGTTGATGATTGCCGGCGGCGCGGCCGGGAACAAATTCGAGCGCGCAAGCTGCGGCACGCCGGGCAGCTTCGGCACGTTTGGAAACGGAGGCTTGGGGATAATCGCCACTACTGCATCCCTCCGTCAGCCTGCGCGGCGTTGAGTTTGCGCCGCGTGCCGTCTACAAAGTCGGTCGCGATGCGGTCCCCGTCCTTGCCGTTTGTTTGGATGGTCACTTGCTCGAACGTGATATCGGTTCGATTCTGCGTGTTGTTCTGCGCGCTCGGCGTGGGTGCAGCATCACGCGCGTAACCTAGCACCTTCTCGGGGTACTCTATCGTTTCTTTGTTCAACGGTTTGCCGCCCGGCTTCATGCTCCCGCGCAGCCGCGCATCGCCCGCGTTGTACGACTGGAGCGCGAGATAGGTAGCGGCCGCATCATCGTTGCCGTCGGCAAGGTGGCGATCTTTCAACCGCTTCAATTCCTCGGCCGCCGTATAGATATCGTTGTACGGATTTTTCCCGGCGTTGGGGAAGTACTTCGGCATGAGCTGCGCGATACCCGTAGCACCTGATTTCGCGTTGCGCGCCGAAGGATTGAACCCGCTTTCGGTGCCTAACATGCCGGCCAAAACTTCCGGGTCGAGCCCGAACTTTTTAGCGGCGTTCTGTATGGTCGCCTCGTAAGCCTGTCGCCCACGTGGGAAGTTGTCCGGGTTGCTGCGGTCGAGCCGCTTTGCGATTGACTCGAACAGGTCCGCCGTCGCTTCAATTGCCGTGTTGAGGCCGGGCACCGTGTCGCGCAAGTGCCCCATGGAAATGTTCAACTCTTGAGTGCCGGCGGCAAGATCGGTAGCGTACTCCGCGCCGCGCATGACAGCCGTTTCCGCCTTGGCCGCAACATCAAAGCCGCGCTCTCCGGCCGTGCGCGCCGATTGCAAGGCGCTCGTCTTGGCCTGCTCCAACGTCTTCGCCGATTCGAGATTCGAGGCCGTTACTTGCCGCCGCTGCCCTTGCCGCGCGAGCTGTGCGCCCAACGTGCCCTCAACCATGGCGCGCGATAGGCCAGGATCAAAGCCGGCTTGCGCGAGCATCTGTAGCGCGTTCTCTTTTGAAGTGCCTCGGGCCATTGCCGTTTGGATCGCGGTTTGCGTGTCCATGGCAATAGATTTGAAGTCACGAGCTGCGCCGGTAGTATCCTGAAACTTAACACCGAGGCGGCCGAGCATAATAAGGGAATCGGAAATCTGACCGTTATACGCAAGGTCATAGACTGCCTTTGTTAGTCCGCCGACGGTCTTTGTAACATCCTCGGCCTTGCCGCCCATCATTTCGGCGACGTTGCCAAAGTTGCGCAGCTCGCTCGCGCTGATGCCGAGCGCCTGCGAATCGATCCCGAGTTGACGCAAGCCGCTCGATAAATCCGAAATTATCTCAAGCCCTTTTTTGATCGCGAGCGCCGCCGTGGCCACGCCGAGAACTTTCCGGGTGAGGCCGACAAACGACGCCCCCATGTTCTGCCCGGATTTTTCAACCTGCTTTTCGAGCTTGACAGTCTCGGCGGCGGCGGCCTTCTCCCCGCGCGTGAAGTCGCGCGGGTCGAGCCCGAGCTTAACTATCAGTTGGTCAATTACTGTGCCGGCCACGTAGCACCCGCTCGTTATGATGATCCACGCTCACAATTTCGAGCATGTTATACGCATCTTCGATGCTGTACGCCGTTTGCAGCTCGTACAGCGTGGCCTTTCCAGCCGACACCAACGTACCGATGACTCGCGGCACGTTCTCGTATTGCACTAGGCCGGCGGCGCTTGCGGGGGCTCGGTTGCCCCCGTAGTCGATGCGGCGGCGGCCAACGAAAAACCCACGTGCAATTGAATCAGCTCGAAACGCAGCTTTAGCAGCGTTGCCACTTCTTCGATTTGGCACGGCTCGCCAGGGAAAAGCGGCTGCTCGGGTGGCTTCGGTACGCCGGGCGGTTGAAAGGATATCAGCGGCGTCATTTCATCTAACAAAGGCTTGACCGCGTGCACGTCGAGCCCTTGAATGGCGCGGATCGCAACCACCAGTGAGTTTTGCAGCGTGGGCAACATGGAAGCGAAGCCCGCCGCGCCGGCAAACAAAACTTCCTCGGGCACCTTTGCGCCCGCGTTTGCCAACGCTGCCACGAGCCGAACAAACCACCACTCGGCCTGCATGGCTGGCATTTCGCGCAAGACAAACACCTTGCCCTTGTCGCGCCCATCCTCCGTGATGGCTACGTTGAGCGTCTTGCGCGCCATGGCCTACACCTCGATAGGTGCCGGCGTTACCGACTCCCAAGACAGCTCATACACCACCGGCTCGCTGAACGTGCGCCGGGCCGCCGGGATCGGCGTCAAGCGAGTCAACGCGCCTTTGATGAGTGCCCACGCCTTGCCGAGCGAGGGAGCGGCAAGCACGCCGTCCGCGACGAGAATGTCGCCGAGCAACTTTTGCGCGTTGTCCCACGCCTCGAACAGTGCGAGGCTCGGGCTGTTCGCCATGAGCGAGATAGGGAACTTGGTGATGCGTGGGAGATAGCCTACGGCCATTTTGCCGTCTACTCCCATCATCGCCTCGGCCGCGTCCACCGTCTCGGTAGCGAATGCGGCATCGGCTGCATAGCCTTCCACGGTGAAAGGACCAACGACGATGCCGGCCGAATTCCTTACGGTAATCGTCAGCTTCGCGTTGGCGCTTGTGATTGAAATTGGATTCACGGCCGGAGCCTCCTAACAAGTTGGGGCGGTTACTGCACGCTGATAGATGCCAGCTCGATATTTTGGATGCTACCGCCGTCGGTGTACCACAGCGTCATCGGAGGCGAGCCGCGCACGGCGCGAGTCTCGGGCGGCGCGTCCAGAATTTGCAGATACCATCCGGCCGTCTGCAACGTGTCGGCGATGTTGGCGTTCGCCGCCGTGTTCACCTGTGCGCGCTGTGAGTTGGACAACGTCACGCCGGGCTGAATCACGCCGTTAATCAGGGCGCGCTGTATCGGGTCCAGCGCCGCCGAACGGAGCAAGTTGTAGCCCGTGGAAGTGTACGGAATGGAGCGAATCTGCGTCAGCAACTGCATGAACGCGAGCTGTAGCGCGTTGTTCAACCAAATTTGGTTGACATACGGGTCGATGAACCCCCACGGACCGGGCATCACTCCGCGTTGCAGATTGACGAAGCGGTCGTTTGCCGTTGCGTAGGCACCATAGAAGTTCGAGCCGTTCGCAATGAGGTTGAGTGCTTCGGTTGCGTCGGTGATATCCGCCACAAGCCCGCTCTGACCTTTGTAGGCAAAGGTCAAGCGGCCGTTCGCCGCATCGAAATCGATAGAGCCCGTGATACCGCAAATGAGCGCAGCCTTGCGGCCGTTGCCGTCATCGGTGGCCGGTTCATAGATCGGCACCACGCCGGACATATCCGCGGCGACAACTTGCCCGACAAACGAGTCGGGAGCCGGACCGGCCAGGGGGCTCTCGTCAGAGTACCAGCCGACATACGCGTAGCGGTCGTTTGTCGTCTGCACCCATTGGGCAAAATCCATCATCGTGTCGGTGTCGGGCTCGAACACCGTCATGAACGTAGCCCAATTCTGCGTGATAGCGACGATGCCGGCCATGATGCCCGCGGGCGTGGCAGCGTCCGCACCCTGCGAGGTTTCCGCACCCTGCGCCGATTGGAACTTGAGCCCGGCGGCAATGGTGCCCGTGGCGAACCCGATGGTGCTGTCTGCGCCAGTATCCGCGGAAGTGATGACGAACCGGCCAAGCTGCGCGCTGTACGCAACCGTCGCGTCACTTGAGACGGTGATAGCTTCGGCGGGGTCGATGAGCTGCGCCGCGCCGCTCACGGTGTACGTGCCCACTCCGCCCGTGCCGGTGAGGAACGCCGTGATGGTGGTTCCGGCAGTGATGCCCGCGCCGACGATTTCGTCGCCGATGTGCACCTCGCCCGACACCACCGTAGCAATCGTCAGTGTGTTGCCAGCGAGGCCGCCGCCGTCGTCGATTGTCGCCGTGCCCGAGAAGATGCCGCCGGCCGTCTGCAAACCCGTTTGGATGAGCGCGGCCGCGTTGGTGAAGCTGGTAGCACCCGCGAGGTTGATGTTTGCCGAGGTGACAGTCTCGCCGTCGATTTCCACGATGAGCGTCCCGGCCAGTGCTTGCAACTGCGCCAGGGTGACGCCAGCAAACGAACCGGAGCGCAGATAGGCTCCGACGGCGGCCGCGTTGTACTGTGCGAAATACAACAGGCCGGGCAACGTAAGCGTGCCCTCGTAGCCGTTGAAGTAGACGCCTGCAAGCGCGGCCTCAATGCTGGTAGGGCCGAACCAATCCTGTACGTCTTCCAGCGTTGCAAACGCTTTGACGGTGCCAATGGGGATGCTGGCGTCGTCGGTGAGGAATACCGAGTTGAGCGACAGCGGATTCCCGCCGGCCTGCAACACAGACGGAATGACATTCACCAATTGGCTTGCCGGAATAGAGTTCATGGCGGATACCTTTCGTCTACGTTGATGGTGTTGATTTCGGCCGCATTCGCAAACTGTTGAGGCGTGGAAACGACCGGATTGTATTGCAAGACTGCCTCGACAATCCACCGATATTCATACTGTTCCTCTCCTTGGACCAGCGGGGCAAATTTGGGCTCGTCTGCATGTAGCGGAGCCAGGATCGGCATAAGGCCGACGCACCCAAACTCATCCCGTAGCACGGTGGACAAAATGACTGCCCAATCACCGGATTGCACGCCGTAACAATCAAGCTGCACTTTCAAGCGCACCGCCTGCTCTATGGCGATCCCGGTAGGGGCCGTGTCGTCAGCCTCCCAATGATCTATGTTTGTCATGATGCGCGAGGACAAGCGCGCAGTCATACCGATGTAGCCCGGCGAGGGAGGCGGCGCGGGCGTTCGGTTTGTTGGCGTTTGAATCACCGGCACGCCGGTTATCACGGTCGCGATAAAGTCGCCGAGCTTTTTGTACACGTCGTCGAGCGTGGGTGACACTACTAGCGTCATGACGGCGGGGCCGGATCGGTTTGTAAACAAACGATGACATGGCACCAGTCCGCCCACGTCTCGACCACCTTAACCACTTTCCACACGCGAGGGGTTCCCGCGGGAACCTCGGGGAAGTACAGAAGATCGCCGCCTTCCTGATTCACGCGCACCACGCCTTGCGTGTTGCCAAACATATGCACCGAGCGGAAGACGCCTTGCACGTTCAATTGTTCGAGGTGCCGAAGGTTCGGGCCGTCCACCGCCTGCACCTGTATGGGCGTGTTGGCCACGCCTGCCGCATAGCTCGGCACTTGCTTGCGCGTATTGGGATCAATCGTAAAGCCCGTAGACGCGTAGAAGGTCGCCGCGATGTTCGGGTTCACGACTTGAATAGCAGCATTGGCGGCGGCGCGTAGGTTCATTCCTCATCATCCCCGACGAGCCCGTCGAGCACTTGGTAATCGACCGAGCGCAGCATTAGCGCCGAATCGATCAAAGGTTTGTTGAACCCTTTGCGCGCAACGGTGCGTGGTGAGTTCGGCGGCTCGCTCCAATCCACGATGGATTTTTGTAGCTGGCCCTTGATACCTTCGCCCATCAATGCAAGCGAGCGTTCCGCGTCGTAGTTGTTCTTTCGCAGAAGGTTCCCGAGCGACACACCCCACCGCGGGGATTTGCGCTCTATCATCGTGCGGAAGTACGGCCGCTCGGGCGCGTTGCGTGTCCCAAATTCATTCCAGAACGCAACCGTCGCCACCGGCAAACCTTTGGCACCTTCGGCCATGGCCGGATACGTCGCGCCCTCAAGGAAGCCCACGCGCACGTGCGCGCCGCGTCCTAGCCGCTTCTCGATTTCCTTAAGGTGGCGCTCTAATGCGCCGCCCCCTTGGATGTTTGCCGTAATGGCTTTAATTGCCATAATAAGGGCGGTCACGGTGGCTCGTTATATGTTCAACAGCAACCGCCGCCGCCCCGAGGGTACGGGCCGAAGTTGCCGGGGAACGGACCAATGCAGGCGTTGGCCGGCGGCGCGATATACCGGAAGGACCGGAACGCGGCCGTAGCCTGCCAGAACATCGCGCCGTAGGGCGTCTGAGTGAAGTAGGCGGCGCTCATGCTCATAACCGAGGCATAGCCCGCCGACACCGACACGGAGCCCTCCTGCGCCTTATCCACGCGGCCGACGATCCCCGAGGGCGCGGCACCGTTGGCTCCCTGCAAGAGCTGCGCAATATGGGCCGTCAGCATGTAGAGCAACTGTTGCCGCAGGTTCGCGTCTTGGACGATGCTGCAACAGGAATTGTTGAGGAAGATAGTCGCGATGCCGAAGTCAGCTTCTAACAACGCATCCGCGACCGTCGCAAACGCCGGATATGCCGCTTTGAATTCGGTAGCATCAAAGACAACAATTCCCCGCTCGGGGACCGGCGTAGACGACGGGCACGGATCGATTGACACGGCTGTTACTCCACCTGTTGCCGGCTGCGCTCGGGATTCTTCGCCTTGAGCGTTTCGTAGGCGACGACCGCGCCCTTGTCCAGCTCACCGTCTTTGCCGCGCAGCATCCCCGATTTGATCGGGTCGATAGGCTCCAAGCCCGTGCGCGTGCTGGCGTCGTCGCGCCGCTCCTTCGCGATAGACTCGGCCGCCCGTGCATCCTCGTGGATGAAAATTTGCCCGTTGACCACGGCCGGATGTTTGGCGTTCTTCGCGAGCCACGCGCGCATGAATTCGCCGTCCACGTTCTCGGTGATGCCGTAGCCTCCGACGATGCGGGCAGCATTCGCGCCTTTCAGCGTCACGCGCACCGGATCGCCGCCGCCTTTCATCTTCAAGTCGAGGTGCAGGCCATGGGGGAGTTTGCAACCTACTGAAACCGTTTTCGCTTCGCTCATAGTGGTTTGTTCCAAGTTGTGAGTAACGAAAGCCCGCCGGGTCCGACAGGCTGCCCCACTGACCAATTAGTCAGTTCGAGGCCGGCAGCGTACCCCGCGAAGGGCGAACCGTCCACCGGATCGGCATACACACGTTGCCGCCACATACCACCATTGCGCAGGTATATCCACATCCCCGGCGCGGCCGCTATCATCGTAAGGTTCATCCCTTGGCGAATTTTCCATGTGTGGGTGTCGTCGTCCCAAAACACCCGCCGCCAGTCCCCGGCCTGCGTCACCACGAGTCCGATGCGGTCGGCGGGACTGGTGCGTTGATTGAGCACCACTCCCGCCGGGTCCGCCCACCCGAACCGTCCAATGGAGACACCGCCGGGGCCGGCGCGTAACCCCGCCTCGCCGCCGGAGACGACCGACGAGGCGCGATTATAGTGGACCCCTGAAACGGGAACGCCCTCGGCGCGCGGGAGCACACCGAGGGCGTAATTGCCGAGCATGACTTACGCCGTGCCGCTCTTACCCGAGCGACTGCGCGACGAACACCGGGCGGAACACCACCGTGCCCCAAGTTCCCTGCGACTTCTTTTGTGAGAAGTTCGAGGAACCCACCACCACCGCGTGCGCGCGCATTTTCTCGGTGAATGCGGCCGTCATCGTCTCTTGCCCTTCGTAGTTGTCCACGATGAGCTGCATGAGTTCGCCGGCCGTGGTGGCGTACTCGGGGGCCGTCTTCACCGTCAGGTTCGGGAAATTCTTCGTGATAAGGTCCATCACGTTGAGCCCGAACTGATTGGTTTTCGACAGGTTCACTTCGCGCGACGGGCTCATCGCCAGCGTCATGCGGGTGCCTCGGTCGATGACTCCCTCGCCCTGGCGCACGAGCTGCGCGTACAGCTCCAGAATGTTCTGGTAGCACTGGTCCGCGGTTGCAGCGTCCCACGCCGTGCTCGGCACGATGGGCGCGAGGTAGTTGGGATCGTTGAGCAGGCCGTAGTTCTGCAACCCGGCGATGCCGAAGAAGTAACTTTTGTTCTGGAACTTGTTCAGTACCAGCGCCGAAGCCACGTTCTTGCGGCTCGCAAGGTCCACACCGGCCAAGCCGGTATAGGCCAGCTCCTTCTCTCCCCACTGCGTGAACGTCTGGTAGTGGAAGCTCTGACGCTGCGGGAAGTTGATGTTTGCGTCCGCGTTGCCGGAGTTGCTGTAGTCTCCGTAGGCGCTCACCTGACCGTCAGACTCGACAACGATAAACGTTGCCACGGTCGTAACCCAATCGCCTTTCTTTGTCTCGCCTGCGATTTCGGCGGCCTTCATGGGCGACACGAGCACTTCGATAAGCGCCGGGTCGAGGTAGTTGGACAGGAACGCCGGGATGCCGGCATTGCTGACCGTGATGAGTTCCGGCTGCGCATCGAACGCAACGCGGTCCAGGTCGCCGAATTCCTTGCCGGCGGGGTCTCCCCGGCCGTTGTAGGAATCCATCACCAGACGGGGCAGGATGCCGACGTAGCGGCCCCCGTTGATGTTGGCATCCAAGGCGATGCCGAGGGATTCCGTCAGGCCGGCGAGCAGCGCAGCCGCGCCGCCGCTACGAACTTGTGCCGCGAATTGCTCGTGATTCAAGCCCCGGCGGCTGGCGAACTGAGTACGCATGTTTCTACCTCAACCCTTTGGTGTTGTGGGTGTGATTGGAAAGGGTGCCGCTTAGGCCGCCACCCTCGTGATTTTGACGAGTCCGCCCTGCGAGAAGGTGAACGCCGCAGCCGCAACCGCCGCACGGTTGTAGCTGTTTGTTTGGTACGTGCCCGCAGCACCTGCGGCTCCGGTGAGCTGCTTGGTGATGTAGGTCTCGGCCGGCACGCCGACACCCGTGACCTTGTCGCCAACTTGGATGTTGTTGCCGCCCGAATCAATCGTGACCACCGTCAAAATGCCGGTGTTGAGTGCGATGGTGGACGTTGCGGCCGTGACCACATCGGCCCGAGCCTGCGAAGCCACCACGAACCCGGTATCGGGATTCGCCGCGCTGGCGTCGTCGAGCGTGGGTGCGCCCGTGGCCGCATCGGCGTACACGATATCGCCCACGTCGCCACCGGGCAGGTATGCCCAATAGTCGCCCGCGCTGAACAGCGTAACGGGCAGCCCGGCGTTGAGCGTCATCTTGCTCTCGCCGAGGAAATCGGTGATGAGCACCGAAGGAATGTTCGCCTGACGGCCGACAAAGCCGAGCGAAGCGTTGGCACCGGCACCGGCTGCCGAGCTGTACACGAGCCCGGTAGTGGCACCCCACGCGAAGTAACCGCACGTCACGGCCTGCGCCGGAGCGGTCACAAAACCGGATTCAACCGGCGGCACGATGGACGAGCGCGGGTTGTTGCTCGCGAAGTCGCCGGCAACGGCCGGAGCCGGTTCACGGTTGATCTTACGTTGAAAGCCCATGATAGGTGCCTCGTTGTTTGTTGGGTGGTTGCCGGTTGATCGTTAGCCGCGCGCGATCCGCGCCAAGCCGGGGATTGCCGCCGAGACGGTAGCCCCGTCCTCGGCCAGCGCGTTCTGTTTGTCCTTGGCCGGGGCAGCCGACTTTGCGGCCACACGTTGAGCCACCAGCGCAGCAAATGCGCTCGCGTGGATGCCGTCAAGCGCAACGCCTTCCTTTTCGAGCGCGAACTTGTACACGGCCTCGGCCGAATCCATCGCCACCACACCCACCAGCGGCTTGACCGCTTCGCGCGCAGCGTGCAGCGCGTTGATTGCGGCGGTTGCGTTGGTGGTGGCTTGCGCGGCGGCATCGTTGGCCATCTGCTCGGCCTCCGCCTTCGTCACGTATCCGCCGGCCTTGAGCCGCGCGTCCACTGCCGCGTTCACCGTCGCTTCGTCGTTTGCTCCCCGCGGCGAGCCCGGATCGCCAGCCGTGCCCTGGATCTTCTTCCGCTTCTGGCCGGGGTTTTCCGGGTCGTCTTCCATGTCCTCATCCGGGTCCGAATCTTTGGCGGTCATTTCCGCCAGCTTTGCGTCTAACGCAACTTGCGCCTCCTTGTCGTAGGTGCCCGGAGCCAGAACACCGAGGGCAATCAACCGGGCGAGCAAGTTGGGACGTTTCATGTGTGACAACTCCAAAGGTAGAGCATCCGCGACTATCACATCAGGGCCGGCTCGGCCCTGACGCACGAGCGCAACGTGATTGCCCTTAATATCGCGCATCACGCCATCGTATGCAACACCTTGTGGGGTTACTCCGGGCGTCATGTCGGCGCGATATTTGTAGCTGCACGAAAGCTCGTTTTGTTCTTCCGACTCGATGAGGTCGATTCCGTCCTTGTCCCACACCGTGAGGTTGTCGGCGACAAGGTAAGTTCCATCAAACGAAATTTCGCTGCCCACCGTCCCAACCGTTACCTCGGGCTTGGGATTCTTCGCGCTCACCACCGTGTGAAGCATCAGCAATTGCGAGTTGCGGAACGTCGCCGCCGCCTTGGTCAATTCCTCGGGATCGCGGTAGAGCATGTAGACGCGGTTTGCATCTAACGCCAACTCACGATAGCCGGGTATCTCACGCCCGAAGTAGGGACAAACGTTTGCCTTGGAGATTCGACAGCCGCGCACGTGCATACGGCCGTCAACATCGAAAGTGCGGGAGGTTCCACGATCAAAAGCGAGCGCCAGGGCCAGACGGTCCCGAGAGAAAACGGCGCGGTCAAAGGCGAGCATGGGCGCGGAGTGTACCGCGCCCGTTTCGGGGAGTCTATTGGGTTCGCGTGGGGGCTTTTCCGGCCCCTGCGGTGCGCCGCCTCATCCGGGCTTCTTCGCACTCGCTACAAGCGCAGGAATCGTCTGGAATTACCGCACCAGAATGGCGGGAACCGTTCAGCCCATTGGCCGCCCGTAGGTCGGTCGAATCGGCCCGCTGTTGGGGTGCCTCATCCTGCGCCCACTCGTAGGTGAATGCCCACGTGGACGGGATTTGCCCCACCACGCGGGGGCTCGGGGGTGTTCCTGCGGGAACCTCGCCGGCCGTATGGAGCGGTAGGCCGGTGTCACGTATCAGCATGAAACCTTCGCGCGGGTCGAGCAGTAGCGCACCCTCGCCGGTAGGTTCAAACGTGACCATAGCGCCGCTCGGACCGATAGCTGTAACTTTGTTCAGAAGCATTTTGTTAGTCCTCGAATCCGGCAATAACGGGCCGCATCGTACAGCGGCAATTGATGAGTTGGCCAGGGTGCACCCATTCGCCCTCATCTTTGTCCCACATCCCCCGCGCAAGATCATAGGGGCGGTTGTCCATCTGCACATGCGTAGGCCGCGGTTCCTTGCCGGCGTTCGAGTGCATCCAAATACCTTTGTTGATCCCGAGTTCTTGCTGGCGCACGCGTTCAATCACGGCCTTTGCTTTGGCGTTTTGATCGCGAGCGATGAGCGCCGCGCGGTTCACAGTGATGCGGTGCGCCTTGCGTAGCTCGGTTGATAGCTTACTTAGGTCGCTGCCGTTGCGCACGGCGTTCCAAACCTTCTGCTCTACCTCGCCGTGATACTTGCGAGGAATCGATTTTATCAAGCTGACGTTCTCGGCCGCCACCACTCGGAACGCTTCAATGCTCTTGTGCGTGGGCTCGAACTTCACCGTAAAGCCGGCCTTTTTGAGCTGCGCCAGCATGGCCGCCTGCGTGGCGTTGCGGTTGCGCGCGGCGAAGTCGTCGGCGATCTTCTGGCTTGCAAGGTCGAATCGCTTGATTGTTTGTTGCCCCCATTTCGCGAGCGCAGCCTGTAGCGCCTTGGTGGGGCTCGGCGCATCCATGGCCAGGGAAGGCAGGGCGCGCAATAGCTTGATGGTAGAACGCGCGCCAGGGTGCAGCCCGTGGCGTAGCGCATCGCGCGGCGACACCCATTTGTAGGCGTCATGCTCGGAGTTCAACTGCGGTATGAATTCCTCGGGCACGTCGTAAACAAACGTAGCGAAACGCACCCCTTGCCACTCCTGCATGTGCAGGAAGTCGAGCGGCCCATTGATCGGGTGCAGCGTTTCCTCGAACGTCTCGCGGCGCGCGGCCGCGTCCGCCGTTTCGTCCGGCTCTATGGTTCCGCCAGGAAACGCCCACCCCTGCCCATCGGTCCGGTGCAACAACAGGATGCGCTCGCCCACGCGCAGGACGATCCCGGCCGCGTGCGGATCAATCCACAGCTCCGCATCACCATAGGCGGAGGTGATGTGCGAGTTGTGCCATATCGGCGGCGTGAGTGCCCAAGCCTTCGCTATCTCCGTGATGAGGGCGGAAGTCGATAGGTTTATCATCGACTCCAGCGTATTCAAGTACCACGCCTGCACCCCCGCGTTCGGGAAGATGGGGGACAAAACGGCCGGCTTGGCCGATGTGGTGCGAAGTTGTTTCACGTGGGCACATTAGCCTCGACTGACGAGCCGGTCAACGCTTGGGCGGTTTCTTGTTCGCCTTCGCCTCGGCCGCCTGTTGTTGCATGGTGCGTTCATGGGCAGCCTCGGCCGATTCCTCGCTACGTTTGTGGTCCTTCTGCTTGCCGTCCTCGTCAAGCTCCGCAGTTTTGTCCAGCTCGTTGAACGCTGGCGGCTCCGGTGCCGGTCCCGAAAGGTTGTCATATCCGCTCATCGGATCGGACGCTACACGCTCGCGCGATTCCTCGGGCGACACTACACCGTTAGTTATGTAGATTTGATCCGTTTCCGCGTCCGCCTTGCGAATCTCCGAAAGTTCTTTCACGGTCGGGGAGTTGAGCGGAACAAACGTAAAGCCGATAGCCTCGTCTATCTCGCCGAATAGATGCAACTGCAAGATATCGATTACGTGCTTGAGGTGCGGCGCAAAGAAAAACAACTGATAAGCCCGTATCCAGTCGTACCATACCTTAATCTCCCCCTCGCTGTTGGCATTCAAACCGGCCGGCGTGATGCCGGTTAGTTTGACGAGCGGGATGTGAGACGGCGCGGCCATGTGTTCCTGCGCCTGCGCCTGCAACTTGTCGAGGTTAGCCAGCGGCACAGCAACCTGCGCAAGTTCTTCCCGGTCCTTGTCGAGCAGCGTTAGCCCCTGATTGTCACGCGTTTGCGTGAACAGCTTGGCGCGATCTAACAAACCCGAGCCCGCGCCGGCCGTGCCCTGTAGAACCTCGGCCATGTCCGTTTTAAGGCACATCACCGAGAAGTTGTGTATTAGATCGCTCACGCTGTTGCGCGTGCGCAGCCATTGGAATACGGACGGGTCCATAAGCTGCGAGAGTGAGAGGCCGCCGAAGTTATAGGCCGGCTTGAGAATGTCGGCCACTTCGCGCGATATGAACGTCAACAAACGAGAGGCATGTACACGCTTGCCAATGACGAACCACGCGCGAGGCTTGTAGAAGTCGGGCCGCGTGGGGTCGGTGCTGTTGTAATTGTAGGGCGTGGTCCATATCGGCTCGACCACTACGAAGTTCTTAAGCGAACCCTTAGCTATCGTTGCTTTGTCCACGATGAGCGGGAGCTGTCGCTTTTCGTCCGTGTCGTTTGTCATGTTGATAGACAGTTGCGCACGGCCGAAAAATCCATCTACCTCGGAGATTTGGCGGAAAAGATCGCGGACCTTGAATTCATCTAAGGCCGCTTCTATCTGCTCTATCTTGTCCTCAAGGCCGCCGTCTACGTCGCCGTCCCCGTCAGCATCGATGCCGTCCGGCTGCGCATCCTCCGCGCCGGGCTCCTTCTTCGCTTCCTTGCGTTCCGCTTTGGTCTTGCCCTTTACCGTTAGTTCGATCCACTCGCGCGTGGCTTCTGACGCGGTCGTCTCGACAGGCGCGCGGTACTCGGTGCGCTGTGACAGCTCGGACAAATAACCATAGCCAGGGAACGCAAGGCCGCAATTCGCCTGATTGAGATATGCCCACGTGGGCGCGTTCGCCGCGTCATCGAACGCTAGGGAAGGCTCGCCGAGTGCACCGGGGTCGTCGTCTTTGTTGTACCTGAAATCGCCGCGTACAGACTTCGGCAGCACGGGAGCCTGAAACTTGAACGGGCGCACGTTGCGCTCGCCGGCATCCTGCAAAAGCCGTTGGAACAGTGACGGCTCAATCTTGATCCCGTTCGATTCATCCTCGACCAACGGGGCCGGCTCGGTGATGCCAAGCCATGCACGCAGCTTTTTGCGCAGCCACTTCATTTCTACACGCTCCCGTAGGGTTGAAAAGCGAAACCGACGCCCGGCGCGCGCGACTCATTCGCGGGTAGGTCGTGCTCGGTCGCATGATGATCGTGCGGCATCAGTTTCCAGCCGATCCAAAAACATCGCTCGTTAGTCCAGAAGTAACGAAAGCCTGCGCGCAATCCCTGCCACACTAGCCAGTAGCGCACGTCCTTGCCGCTGTGCTTCATGCCGAAATCAAACTGTATCCGCACGCGATCTATGCGCATCCCGAAGAACGGCAACCACCGCATGTTGGCCGTACTGTTGCGGATCGCGGACCATACAAACACGCGCAGCCACGCGGGCCACTTGGCGGTTTTCTCTAACCACCACTCCTGCCGGGGCTGCACGTCGCGCGAGACAACGCTGATTTGCGGCAGGCCATCAACGCCGTCCTCATCGTTGCCCCATATCGCATTGATCCATCGCCAGCGCCAACAAAGGACCGCGCGCCCATCTTTGTAGTGTTGGGAAACTCGGCGCACGGTCGAGGTGGGGAGGGCAGCCAGGACGGCCACGAGCGGCACACCGAGCAGAATAAACGGGATCGTCAGCACGATATACAAGAGCCAACCAACAACAAACAAAGGTAAGCGTTTCATCGGCGGCCCCCTATAGCTAACGGCGTGTTGCCGGAAGTCAATGCCAGCAACGCCGGGTTGATGGTAAGGATTCCGTGGCGCGGAGCGTACAGCATCATGACGCTGTCGGCTAGATTGGGGGACACTATGGCGTTGCGCACTTCCGTTTTTGTCCCCACCGGGCACTTATCGACCATCACCTTACCGCGTTTCGACAAGCCCCAAACGGGCTGCGATAGCTCAATGCACAGCCGCGCGCGCTCGGGAAAGTTCGGCGCAATGCTGATGAATTTCGATAGGTCCAGCTCCAAGCGTAGCAGCTCGGCCGACTCGCCCGCGTTTAGCCGCTCGATTATCCGGTAGGTGTATTGGAACAGCCCGCGCAAGTGCCACCACGCCTGCGCCTTAGCGTTCTCGAAAAAGTCGAGCGCAGTACGCTGCGTGCCGGGCACGATAGCCTCGGGTTGGAACACATCACCCGATCCGCGGAACGGACGCACCAATAGAGGCTTACCGCCACTGTCTACGCGCGCGTCGTTGATCTTGCGCGCATCGCCTCGAACACTCGCACCGAGGCCGTCCGCATCGTAGTGGAACCCGTCAAGCCCGTAGGTATCGCACAGAACAAACGAACGCTCTACGCTGTGGTAGATGTCAAGATCGGCCGAGCCTTTCCACGATTCGACCGAATGCAGGTAGTAACTCTGATTCACGGCGAAAGCGTTGGCATCCTTGCCCGCATCGGCTACGTCGAGCGCGCCGCGCTTCTGGCCCTCGGGCTTCAACCCTAGCCGCTCCGCTGCGCCTATGGCGGCCGTCACCCACACGGCCGG